GGTCTCTTCCTACGCATCTGTTTAGCTGTCATCCCTGCACCGACGGCACGATCACGGTGTTGACTATTAGTATTCCTTCTTTTTTTAGTTGTCATATTAAGAGATACCTCTATTAGCTAAACGACCCTGTATTCCACCAGCCTTTTCAGATTTCTTTAGAATCTCACCCCAGCCTGGATGTTTGTTAGTGAGTTTATCTTTCCACTCTCCAACTTCTCCCACGCCTGGAACTGTTGATGGATCTGAATAATCTCTATCCCATTCGGGATTATCAGTTTTCCATTGATCCCAATCATGAATACTCATTACAACTTCTTTCTGTTCACCAGTTTTTTTGTTGACCACAGGGTATGTTGCCATTAAGATTCCTCTCCGTGAAGTTCTTTTTTGATTTGTTTTTGTACCTCAACCACACCATTTCTCCATTCTAATGCTTCAGAAACGATTGGAAACTGTTCTACAAATACTGTCTTACAAGCATGTGCAATGTCCATATGTTCCTTCTGAGTTCCATGAGCGGATCTCAAGTCAATATAATGTATCCATGATCTACAAGAACCTGTCATATAGATTCTTGTGGGTGTACAGAGTGGTAATACCATTCTAGCACATTCCTTTGCAACTCCCTCCTCTAACATCTGTTGATATAAGGCGGTTGCAGAACTAAACAAAGTATTCATTTGTAGTTCTAACTTTTCTTTAACAAAGGAATCAAGATCGTCTGTTGAATTTTGACGATTCTTTAGATCTTGTTTTCTAAGATCTGGGATAGGAATAGTTCCTAACTTTGTACTGTCAGCATAACGCTGAGAGAACTCTTGAAAAGTAAATGATCTATGACGTAGAATCTGTGCAGCAATGGCACGAGTCGTTTCAATTTCAAGAGTCATACTAGATTGTTCAAATACTGACCAGTGATTATGACTGATACAATATTTTAATAATCCAGCAAACTTTTCATTGTCCTGATTGTTTGGATTAGATACTCTGGCAATATATGCCATAGTCTTCTCTGCATCAGGTGTAATGTTTACTAAATTTACATTCATTACATTTCTTCTTGATCTGCATAGGTAATAGTCTTACCATTAGGTTCAACGTACGAATTGGGATCAGAATATACTTCTGCCTCCAGTTCTTCAACAACCATTTTCAATTGTTTAATCATTAATTTTAGGTGTTGTTTGTCCATATCAAATAAAATAATTAAAGTTAATCACACATCTACGAAGAGTGTCAGTTGGAGTACAACCAGCATGTAAGGTGTTAGAATTAAATACTACCATACGATTAGCTATACTGTCAACCTTTGTACCATCTTCAAATCTAGTATAACCATCATTACTATTTACATAATAGATGGAAGTGATACAATCGTCAACATCTTTGTGCATTTCATATTCAATCCTTTCGGATGTTTTCATATTAAGATTTGCTTTGACTCTAACGATTGATACTGGTTCGAGTTCATTGATAATAGGATATAAGTTATAAAAGAACTTACTTCTAGGTTCAAATTGATGGTAAAAAATATGACAGAATTGATAATTACCATCTCCAGGCATATTTACACCATTAGCAAACTCCCATTGAAATGAAGAATCCTCCATCATCGTTTTGCGGAGGATTTCGTAGTCTTCTAGTTTTAGAAAGTCATCAATTACCTTCAGCGTCATCTGCTTCTTTCAGTAGTTGTGACACATATTTCTCTGTGCCATCCATAGTCTTGATTGCAAATAAATTAGATTTCATATATTTCTTTGTCTTCTTGTACTTCTTGATGAGTTTTGCATACTCATCAGCGTTCATCTCTACCTTACCTTCAGCCATTGGTAATCTCTCCTTCAAAATCCATCATACCTAATAAAGTATCATATGGAATCCATGCAGGGTTCTCGTCTCCGAATTGAACCTCAACTTCTTTGATGTTCTCTTGGTAAAATCTGCTGTAAACAGTTCTTACGTTTTTAATAACACTCATAGGATTGATCATTTTCGTTTTCTTTGCGATGGCTTATTAGCAGGAGTTTTCTTCTCCGATTCTGGATTCCACAACTTAGGGTTAACAATACCCATTGTCTGTTTCCAACCCTTTAGACCTGTCTTATACTTATCATAATAATAATCAAACATGTCTACTGCTTTCTGAGAGATAGTAATATCATAGAAGGTCTTATCCTCTCCATTTTCCTTATCAACATACTCTATAAGGTATGCTGTGTAAGGTAATTTTCTATCTTCTGCTAACTTTGGATCACATTTTTCGTGAATAATTTTCAACTTCTATTCCCCCATGTAATTTCTGGATATGCTTCTGCCACTAATTCCTTAGTGATATTGTATTTTGTATTAAGAGCCTTGTCTTTCACAAGAACAAGAATGTCTGCTTCTGGTGGAGGTAAAGTCTCAAGAATGTTAATAAAAAGACTTTCTCTCTTTATCTTATTCATCATATCATCACCACCTTTAATGAAACGATAGAAGTTTCTAGCAGAGTTACGAATAGTAGTTCTCTGTGGGAGACCCTTATCTACACTCGCTTGAACATCACTCTCTACTGGTTGATATGGAACATTACCCTCTGGTAACATAGAAATCACAGATTCATCAAAGTTCCAGATCATAACCATCTTGAAAGAATCATCTCCATGAGTACGAAGTATATCCAACTTCTTTGTTTTTACTCTCTCAGAGTCAACCGCCTCTAATAGTTCATGAACCATAGGATTAGGTGGCACTTCCTTCTTCTTAACTGTTACTGTCCTTGGTTTAGAGGCAGTAGTTTTTTTACGAGTGGGAGTTTTCTTCCTCGTGGACGCAGATCTAGTCTTCGTCGCTGTCGTCTTCTTCGCTGTTGTCATTTGGATTTTCAAACCTCAAGGCTACTATTTCATCGGGAATTAACATCCCATTTTCGTCATACATCTCAGGGTGAGTTGCAAGGGCAATGTCACGATGATTCTGCATTTTGACGTAATTATTTTGTTGGGCTAACCAGCCAATTATACCACCTAATACCATAAATGTAAAGCATAATATACTGAATATTACAAGAAGTACTGACGTTTCCATTGGATTCCTCCCAAGGTTAATTACTGGTTTTCTTTTTTATATCTAGTGATAGTCTAAACTCTCTGCCAAATAGTGAGAGTTTGATATCAAAGAACTTTGGCGTTTGTTTAGGCGGTTTCTTTTTATCTCCTTTGAGTATGAGTTCTACGCCTTTATTTATGTCCATATTCAGAGGATTCGGTGTTCTTTTAGGTATTTTAAGGTTTCATTTGCATTGCCTAGATTCTTACCATCTAGAACCACCTGTGGCAGGGATAGAGTATGTGGGAACTGACTTTCAAACTCCTTCACAGTATAGTCTTTATTCAGTTCCTTGTAAACATAGTCTTTACCCAACAGTTCAAGAACAGTTTTGATCTTGAAACACATAGGACATTCATCTTTGCCGTAAATTGTAAACATAATTAATACTTGATTACTTTTACTTTCTCCCACTCATGTTGGTAAACACATATGGCACCGTGGGATCTTTCATTAAAACATATTGTAAGATATGCAGTTAATAGTCTACCATCTAAACCTCTGTTAGGTCTATCACCTACAAAAAGAACCCGACCTTCTATATGATCGAGTCTTGCAATAGAACCCTTACGGATTGCTACGGTTTTGGCAGTATCTAAGAAAATCTTTTTCGATTCCTCTGGTATCGGTTTTACCTTGCGATACCCATAGGTGGCAGAATTCGTAGAGGTTACGGACATTTTCGAGAGTGTTGTACTGTTTTAAGGAAAGAAATGCATTTTGACGTATAGTCATGCGATCATCATTATAACGAGTGTCAATCACTGTCGTATTCCTCTTCTACTTTTTTAGTAAGATCATCTATCTTATCAAAGAAAGACTCAGTATTTGTTACTTGATCTAAATGAGAGATCATAGCACCTAGTTCTCTTACAACATAGGGTTTTTCTACTCTCGCTGCAAAGGCAAGTGCATCACGGAGATGTACTTCAGCCTTTTTTAGACTTTCTAAGGTTTGTTCGGATAGTGCCATTAGTCTTTCTTAATTGAGTTCCAATCGTCTTGGAATAACTGTAATCCCTTGTCAGTTAAGATGTGATTATACATCTTACCAAATATAGCAGGGGGCATAGTTACTACGTCTGCACCTACTGAATAACACTGTGCAACATCTTTTACATTCCTAAGAGACGCAGCAAGAACCTGAGTTCTTGACATATGTTCTTTATATAGATTTGCAATGTCTTTTACTAGTCCGATACCTTCAAATGAATTATCATCTACTCTTCCTACAAATGGTGAGATGTAAGTTGCACCCGCTTTTGAAGCAAGAACTGCCTGTGCAACTGAGAAACATAAGGTCACATTTACTGTGAATCCGTCACTTGTCAATAACTTACATGCTTTTAGACCTTCTACTGTCAACGGCACTTTGATAGTCACGTTCTGCATATCTTTAAATGCTTGTGCCTGATCTACCATCTCCATGGCTTCTTCTGCAACTACCTCTGCCGAAATAGATTCAAAATATGGAAACTCTCCAGATATTTTCTTAATTGTTTCTACAGGATCTCCACCACTCTTGAGTATTAATGATGGGTTAGTCGTCACACCGTCTATCAGACCTGTTTGAGTAAACTTTTGAATGTCTTCAAATACGGCAGTATCAAGGAAAATTTTCATTTTTTAGTTTGTCTTTTAATTAATTTGGCGTATGCCACATCAGATTTAGTATAATACTCTGGACGAGATTTTGCAAGTTTTATTAATTTCTTTGCTGTCTTTCTTTGGGATTCAACACACATTTATTGGTTTTCCGTAACAATACTTTACTATTTATTACAGGTGATAGGTAAAAATACGCTCTGGGCTCATTTAAAGATTGTCTTAACTTTCTAACCACTAAAAGTTGTTTCTCAAGTTGGGTCATTTAGACTTTGCTTCTATCAATTTTGCAGTTTCTATCTCATCGCTTTCATCTGCATGTGTATGATGTGTGACCTCTCTTAGTGTCTTGAGATATTCTAAGACATGTTCTCTGATCTCCATGAGTTCATCAAAACATCCTTGATTGTGAGCACACCCTCTTAATTGAGGATTGGGTTCTAATACTGATTCTTGAAATAGAGTCAGTGCTCGATCATACTTGATCTCTGGTGTTTCTTTTCCTATCATGATTTCTCCATTGGCGAAGGTTTTTCCTGTATATATTTGTCGGCTCCTGTTACCATCTTCACTTTCTCTATCATCATCCATTGATTTTCCATTTCTGAGCAGAGATATTTGATTTGTTTGTCATGTATCTCATCCTGTTCTAAAAGATGAGCAACAGTATCAGACAACGTTTGCCTATTACCTTTTCCATCCTTTAGGTATATGGTGTAACTGGATTTGAATTTACGGACTAGGTGAACTCTCAACAGCAAATATAATAAAATGTTAATTAGTATAATTTGAATCATTTTTTAGATTTGATTGATCCCCATGCCAATTGCAAAAGACCTTGTATAGTTGAGATTAGAGGAAATGGTCTACTTGACCCAATTTCATCAAAAACGTCCATATTCAACTTAAAAGCATAGTTTGCTTCGTTGATAATCAATTCACCATCAGACCAAGTGATAGGAAGATTATCCAAGGCGGTTCTATACCTATTTTTGAAATGGCCTGCACTGGAGATATTCTCAAACTCATAGAAAGCAAGTCCTTCTCCATTTAGACCCATTGATTTATTTGCAATATTCTTCAATATTTGACCACCAGACAAGTCACCAAGATAACGTGTGTAATGATGTCCTACTAAGAACTTAGCATTGATTTTTTTAACTCTCGTGACGTAATTTTTACAGGCATTTGTGGGAGCAATGATGCTTCTCCAGTTTTCTCCCCAATAAAACTCACAATCCTTTTCGAGAGCAGGCACACGTTTGAGTTCATCAAACGCTATAGGTGCAATAAAAGGGTCATCTTTAAATTTCTCTACCTGTTCCTCAAGAGCAGTGTATATAAAGTAAAAGTCTGCAATAAGTTGTTTATAACTCTCTTTACTTACCACACCAGCGAGAAAATTGGTAACAAACCCTGTGTTCTCTGCCATTGAGTGGGATTTAGAGGTGTCCTTCTTTATTTTTTTAGAAAATGTGGTTAAAGTCATAATTTCATTCTACATCATTTTTGTCTTTTTGTCTAGGGGGATGAAGAGATTCATCTATTGCTGGATGAAAAGAGTATTCATTGTTCCACTTGAACTTAGTATTGTTCATTTCTTGTTTTTTGGGTTTTATTCCCAAAAGTCTCTTAATTGTCTTTAGCATCGAAATAATCCACAAATAAAATACCTTCTAGATGGTCAATTTCATGCTGAACCACTCTGGCAGCAATTCCATCTAGTTTCCATTTCTTGTATTTACCATCTTTATTTTGAAAGGTTAGTTTTATAGACTTAGAACGTGAAACTTCACCATTTTGGTCTGGTACACTCAAACACCCTTCATCAAGTAACACCTTTTCTTCGCTTTTCCAAGTTATTTTGGGATTTACCATTAAGTGAGCATATTTTCCATATTCTTCTGTAGACTCATCTACTATAATTACCCTTTTATTCACACCTATCTGTGGTGCAGCCAAACCTATACCATCTGACATCCACATCGCCTGGCACATCTCTGCATAGAGTTTTGCCATCTCATCTTTGTCAAATTCTACCTCTTCTGACTTTTGCCTTAGGCATCTGTCACCAATAGTTTTAATCTTCTTCGGGGAAATCATAAGGGCCGTTGAGTTTACGTTCATGTTCTCTCTCATCAAGAACCTCATTTATAAGGTCTTTCAATTCTTGTTTTAATTCTGGCTCTAACATTATAATCCATTCCAGAAAGTGTCTACAGGTTGTACATTTCTAGATGCAAAGTATAATGCTACATTACAAAAGAACCATGTAATGTTTGTTATCCATGCCTGTCTCCAACAATACCTTCTATTTGTTTGCACAATAAAAAGGTTGTATTCGTTGTCTTTAACAAACTGTTCTAGTATCAATGAGATAACAAAACCGATTGCAAAAACGTAAAATAGCAGATTTAATAAACCCGCTGCTGAAAATAAAAAACTGATCATTTTTTAATAAAAATACGATTTTCTTCATCATCCTCATCTTCGGTATTTGCTCTAAATACCAAAAGTTCTTCACCTGACTCTATATCCCTCATTTCGGGATGTAGATTTGTTCTTTCCACTGGTTTGTTTATAGATTCTATAGATACTGTGGTCATTTTCCACATAAAAGCAAATGTGGCCCCTGCAACGGCAAAGAAAAACACTGCATATATAAAAACTGATAAATCATTCATCGAGGCCAAATTTTCTGTATTGGAACTTGTCTTACTTTATCTATAACGTCTGTTTCAACTCTCTCAACAATCCTGTCAAGAATGTCTATGTCAATCTCCATGAATGGTGGAATGATACCTAACAATCTTAACAAACCATCCACGAACAAGGCAAGTGCGGTAAATCCTAGAATCATAGAAATGACTGTGGCATCTCTATTATGTTTCTTCATTGACTCTTCATCAATTCTTCTCGCTTCAGCAACTGCTACTTGAACTGCATGATTGATCATCCGATCTACTTCTTCTTTGGTGTAAGTATACCTTTTAATTTTTTCTTCTGACATAGAAATATCTAAAATATCGCTAACAGGGAAGTCTTTTAAAAAATGACCCTGTGGCTTCAAAATTTTGGGGACTTTTTTTTCCGCTATTTTTGAAACTAAAAGCTCATTTTCGCCTTGGCTAGTATCTGTCTGGGATTTGATCATAGCTCTCCTTGTAGTCGAGTGGTTTAGCTTGTCGGATACAACCTACTGCTTTTTCAAACAATTCTGAAGTAAATTCACCTTGTATTCCGATCAGCTTTACTAGAGTATATTGAGAACTAATCTCAACATGTTCTACTAAGTATGTATTTCCTTTGATGAGTTCAGAGGGTGGAACATCTCCGACCCCTGACCGTAAAAACTCAGGAGTGTTGCCTATGTAACGAACTTGATCGCCTATCTTCATATTACTTTACCTGTGAGGGTTATAATACGTCACCATCACTAATAATATGAAAGCGATTACTAATACGGCATAGAATGTGATTACCATAATTTTTTGAGATTACTTATACTATATCGTCATCTTCCCCATATGTCAAGGGATTACCTAGACTTTTATAGTCTAATTGTTGCTTGAGAAATTTGACTTCCTCTTTTAATTTTTTGTTTTGTTCTTCTAAGAAGTCGCAGTGCTCTGCGTAAATGATTATACTCATAGGTAATAGAAAACCCACCTTGCGGTGGGTCTTATAGGGTTCATTTTTTTATGTTATCTTAAGATTTCGGTA